ACAAATGTTAAAAATGATTTATTGAAATGTATTGCTACTTCGCTACTGCCCTGAATACCTTCTTTTAGTTTTGGTATTTCAGCGAAAGAAAGCTCTGAAAACGATGAGCCTCCAAACATTAATATCTCCTTATGTAAAACCTCTATATAGATTATACACAATTTAAAAAAAAAGCCGCCCCAAAAGGAACGGCTTTGCGATTTTTTTTCTCAGTAGTCAAATACTAGAATGAGCCAGCGAGAACTCTTCGGTTATCAAGAACACCGAAGCCCAACTCTGCGAAGCCATAGTAGCCTTGTCTCTGATGTCGATGAAGTGTTTCGTCTTCAAAGACTTCTACTTCACGCTTGACAGGCATAACAAAGCTGTCGGCAGCACCTTGATCCAAGCCGATAACAAGCTCAACGTCATCACCTTGAAGCGATCCACCGAGATCGGTCGTGAAGTACGACTGATACTCTTGATTGTCGCCAAACTCGAACAAGTCGTGCAAGTTAACACCAAAGATTCTAGTGATAGATGGGCCGTCGTCACCAGCAACGTAGATTTCTCTACGGCTAACTTCGTCCAACTGATCTACGCCCCAGTTACGAATATCTTCGATAGCTTCTGGAGAGCAATAAAGATCAGTCAATCGACCGGGAGCAGTAACGCTGTTACCGCCACCATTTCGACGCATGACGGTCTTCATCAGGCTAACAAGACGCTTCGTAAACTGACCAGCGCCAGCGTCAGCGTCATAAACCAAGATATTACGATCAACGGCAGAAGCCAAGAGGGTGTGCCAGCCGTCGTCATTGATCTTCTTAACGAAAGAGGACTCAAGAACTTGCATTGCGCGAGCAACAACGTTCCAGTTTGCTTCACGAGCATATTTTAGCAAGAAGTCAATCGAGCTAGAAACGCCATAAGTGTTAACCATGACGTAATCACCTTCTACATGACGCTCAGGAATGCGTCCGTTTCCGGGATTAGTGTAAGCGATATGATCAACTTCAGTTCCGGGCGAAAGCAAGTCCAAAGGAAACTCTGGGGACGCTCCCGGCTCTAGAGGCATTGACTCGAAAATCGAGGTAACAACATCACCAAAAAGAACGCCTTTTCTCAAAGGAAGTTCAAGAGCTTTAGCAACTTCTCGCTGTGCTTCGATAGCAACAGCCTTATCGGAAGCGCCGGAGCGCTTTAGCAGTTCAATGAATTCTGCTGATGGTCTTTCTTTAATCGACATGTTAAAAATCTCCTTTATATGTTAATTATACGTTTGTGTTAGGAAGGTCGATGTAAACCTTAGCGTAACCGTCCTGATCTACACCAGAAAGGAATCTGCCAACAATTCTAGTCGAACCATCCGCATCAGAATCGTCATCGGAGAGATCGCTAACCGCCAAGTTTCCGCTGTGTGCAACATAGGCTGGATCACCCGCGCTTGGCGAAGTTCCTTCCAAGTTGTTTGTTACAACATAACCCTTACGAAGCAAGGTGACTTTTCCACCCTTTTGAACTTCGTCTTTGTGTTGATTCAAATGCTGACGAGTAAGGTCAATGCTGACCATATCGTTAAGCAAGAGACCAACGGGTACTTTACCGGAAGGAAGAGCCGAATAAGTAACCAAAGCCTCGCCTTGGTCCATAGCAGCGCCAGATCCACCAGTGCTAACAGAGGCTACTCCGCCTCTGGTAGCTGCTTCGTTCATGAAGAACGAAATATCAGTATCTAAAACACTTCTGTCAGTTTTAAGAGCCATTATTTATCTCCTTTAGAAAAATTACTTATTTTTTGGTGTTGATTGCAGGAAAGAACCAATCCACTCGCTAGCAACGCTACGTAGCGATTCCGCTGGATCGACTTCTGGTTCTACTTCAGAGATAGCCACTTCTTCCGATGCTTCTGCTTCTTCAAGAACTTCTTCTCCAGCTTCTGCTGCGTCAAGCTCTTCTTCGATTTCGGCTTTAGCGTCTTTCTCTTCTTTTTCGTCATCGCCGTCTTTTTTCTCGGCTTTCTTCTTCATCATTGCAACAACAGCTTCAAAAGCTTCGTCGTCGATAGATTCAAATGAAATCGCGGCAGTAGAAGCTTCCTCGGCTCCAAGTCCAGCTTCTTCAAGCTGTGCTTTTCGCTTCATCATAGCTTCTTTCTTTTTCATTTCGCGAAGTTCTTCCATCTTTTCTTTCATATCTGCTTCACCACTCTTAATGGCTTCTGACTGCTCTGCAATAGCTGCATCGCGAACTGCGATAGTTTCGACCTGTTCAGCGATAACTGACTCCAAGGAAGCAATCTTATCCTGAAACTCAGATTGCTGCTCGGCAACAACCTTATCTTTAAGAACCTCATTAGCAGATTTCGCCTCTGCTAACTCGGCGCGCAAATCTTCGATCTGCTTGTCTTGATCTGACATGTTTATCTCCTTAACTGAAGAAATAGTTAACGTTTGTGATTTTGATTCATCAAAATATTCACCCTTGTCCAAAATTATACTACGAGGATTGGCAGGTTTTGAAACAAGACCTTTACCAGAGAATGCTAAATTTCTTAATAATCTACCAATTTTGTAGTCTTCATAAATACCTTCCCCACCGTAAGCTCGTAAATGCTTTGTTAAAAAAGCAGAAGCTTCATTTCTTTGTATAACCTTCGTTTCACCTTCACTGCTCTGAAGAGCATAATCGAAAGCTGGGAACAGGCACTCCATAGAAACAAACCACTTACCCTCTTCGATTTCTGATATTATATTATTCATGCGTTCTCTTTTCTCTTCGCCTGACCAGCTAGTGTAAAGAACTGCCTGAGTAACAATATCAAATTGATCAGGCTTCTCTTCTTGATTAAGACGATTACCATCTTGATCAACAACATAACTGCCAGTTATATGACCGATGATATCATCTTCATTATGCATGAAATTGAATTGCTTATCTTCTGGGGTATTTCTGGCCGCCCAAGTTTCCTGAGCATCAAAAACATCATCATTTTTGTTCCAGCCAGTAGAAACCAATACGGACTCAAGATAATATAAATCCATTTGGTCTTTATTTTGAGCGATTACCTTCTCAAGCACATCAACATCGGATATGACAACCTTAGCGGCCTCTATACTACCCTTATGAAGATTTGCCTGTGCGCAATATGCTACAGTATTATTTTTGATGAGTTCGGATAAACCCGACTCAATCTCTGATTTATATATTTCCATATTAGAATACCTCCAGTTTCATAATACACAAAAATTTAATATATTAGTTTTTTATGGTTAAAAATCGCTCAATTCAGCGAAGACAGTTGAATAAATCATTTTCATCTCTTTATTATTTGGCTGTCTATTGTTAGCGGAAGTGAACTGTTCCACCTTTTCTGAGGAGTATGAGGTAAACTCCGCAGGAGGATTTATATTACTCTGTAGAAGGTTTCTAATCAACGTTTCATCTATATCCATAAAAGGTTTTAAACCAGTCAGTATACAAAGCTTTAGATGCTCTAATTGATCTACTTCTGATTTCGTTAAGCTTCTAATGTTCTTTTTGTCGAAGTGAGCCAAAGCTATCGGAGCCAAAACATCTGCTATTTTAGCCTGAGCGTCCATCGCCCAAAGCATAGCAACAGTGGTATCAGAACTTCGTGGAAGTACTCTCTTTTGTTTTCTTTTCATTGTGTCTTTAGAAAACATGGGACGACCAGCCTCTTGAACTGGCTCATTGTTTTCCTTTTTGGGTTCTGGCGCTGGCAAAGATTTTTCTACCACCTCTGGTTGATCGTATGGAATATTGTGCTTTTCAAAGTATTGTTGATTATCAACCAAATCTTTTGTTATGCCAATTTTAGCAATATCATGAGCATGTTGTGGATTGTGATAAGGACTTGCCTTTTCAGGAACAAGAGTATCACTATCTCTTTCTCTAACTTCTCTCTTTATTCTAGTTTTTTCAATTCCGGGAATCTCTCTAAATCTTTCTAGTAGTGTTTCTTGAGAAATTATGTCTCTGTCTGCTAAATCCATGAGTAGTTTCTTCTGGGCGGATTCGTCGGATAATATTATTGAATCAAAATGAAGCTCCGCAGGAAACCTGAATCCCATAGCCTTTTGAACTATAGATATTTCTTTTCTCCAGAATTCTGACAATATCTCCCTACCATACTCTAGGCGTTCTACAAGAGTCTTCAGGGAAACATAGTTGTTGGTGTATCCTCCGCCGCTAGAAGCCCCGGTAAGAGTGGGGGGAATACCCAAGCCCGCATAAATACTAGTCAAAACAGGCTGATACTTCTCGGAACCTAAGAATCTGTAAACCTGAGATTGACTTTCTGTAAACTTCAGCTCTGGACCCCATACCATATCCATCGTGCCGCCACCAACATTACTAGCAAGAATATCTCTAAGTTTATTGATAACCGCTTTTGTGGGTATGATCTTATGATCTAAGTCGCCAACCGTCCAAAGTCTAACGTTGGATATAGCACCATCTAGAGCGGCCATATCTGCTAATTTCATTTTTTCCAACATTATAATGTCGTCAAGAATAGAGCTGACCATAGGATCAGACCAAACCATCCAATCATCTTTTTTATAAAAATAGAAATCAACCTTGTTTGGATCAAGAGGAATGGTTCTTTCGCCATTCTTCAGTCTATTATATAGATCTTCTGGTAATGTTTTCTTATTGTTGGCAGTCATTAGGGCTTGGTGAGAATTATGAGAAAGCTTCATAACATACTCTGGTTTGCCGAGCTGTATACCCCCAACAGCCTCTACGGATAGGGGATTCAAAAAATCATATCCCCAAGGGATCTCTCTGTATTTATAATTTACATCTTTTATCTTAGTATCTGCGGCAATGGCGCTTTTTAATGCTCTTTCCTGTTTTCTATTAATCTTAGCAGTGCTTCTTCTGGTTATCACATTGCCAGTTCTGTAGAGATAATTCAAAAATCTTTCAGACCTATCTTTACCTCCAACCTCTTGGAACCATTTTCTGTAAAATTTTTCTATCGTCTTGTTGGGATGAACTAATACAAGCCCCTGACTCGCAAAATCACTCATTAAGTCGATAACATTTCTAATTATACCAACCCTACTATAAGCCTGCATACATTGCGCTATTAATCTTTTTTGCTTAGTGGCAACCGCTTCGCCGGGACGAAAGGCATTATAGTCACTTCTATTAAATCCAGTTCTAACAGAGCGATTAGGCTCAATGTCAGTATATGTAGTTCTTCTTCCAAAAGAGTGAGCAGAAGACTTTTGAATACCTTCATAGGCGTCAATATTATCTGCCGTAGACTTATATGCGTCCTGCTTTTGTGATTCGTTATCCCATGTTCTATATAGATCGTCAGACATTATTTTTCCCAATGGTATTGTTAATAGAAATGTTAATACTATTACTACACAATTTAATAAAGATCTTGCATTTTATCCGAAAACCACGCCGGTCCATTGTATAGTTTGCCAGAACCGCCAAACCTTGAAGAATTTGACTCTGCGAAACCGCCGACCTCTATCTCGGACTGTTTTTCTACTACTGAATAGTTTCTGCCAGACATATTAGCCATAATAAGTGCGGAGTATCTATCTTTTCTTAATCTTGTTTTTCTACCCGCACCAAGCTTAACCTCTGGAGTATCCCAACGCTCTCTACCAGAAGATGTTTGAGTCATAACTATCATAGAAAGCTCGTCTTTAAGCTCTTCTATCTCCATAACAGAATCCTCTAGAGTGTCATAAACTCTACCAGAAGCTTTGTCTTGCTCTATGGAAAGACCAATACTAGCAGTGTCAAAGAAAGGAAAAAGCACAGATCTGTCCTCAAAATCTTTTCTTAGCCCGTGGTTAGCTTCCGCCAGCCAATCGGCTTTTGCGAATTGACATAATTTTAAAATATGTAATCCAGAATGATAGTCTGTGTCTTTCTCTTTCTCTTCAATCGTAGGCCATATTCTGACCTCTCCCTCTCCAATCTTATCTCTGTCTTGCAGAGCCTCTACAACGGCTATACCGCCGCCTTGGGCATCAATAGCGATCTCAACACATGGAAAAGCTTTCATTAGCTGTCGTATTTTTTTAGCGCAGTATGAGTAGAAATCGTCTTCCGTTACTAATTTCGATTTCAACTTTTCCTTATGTTGCTTTCTAGTCGTCGTCCAACAATGGACTATTCTTCTGTGATCGCCATTTAGCTCCAAAACAACTATACTAAAGTTATCAACCTCGGAAGCAGGATCAACACCAAAAATATACTTTTTATTTGGATCTCCCTTTAGCATAGTTTCAAAGCACACATCTCCAGAAGGCATTTTCACTGGCTTCATTTGAGATGTTGTGCATGATTCTATTAAACTTCTCTTAAAAAATCCTTGACTATCCGTAGTGAACACAGCCCCATACTCCATTTGATATATACCAGAATGGATAGTAGCCTTAGCTCTGGCTATTTGTCCCGTATCCATAAAGCCGTCTGGCAGCTTGTCTACAGGCATCCTAACCACCGAATACTCTCTCCAGTCAAAGTCAGCAGGAACAGCGCCCCCGAAAACTTCTTGTAGGAGTATTTCATCCCCTCCACTAGATACTATAGCGTGATAACGCTTCCAATACTCAGCAAAATGATTAAAATCATAATATGCTGTACCGGATAGTATTATTTGGTTTGATTTATTCATACCGGTATCTCGATCTACAGATCCACCAATCGGTATGCCTAGTTCTTTTGCTTTCTTCTCTTTGGCTTTTTGTTTAACCTTTTCTATTGGAGAAGCGGCGACGGCAGCAAAACCAGCAACAACGTTTTCAAAAATATCTCTAGGGATAGAGGCAAATTCGTCAGCAATGATATCATTAGCACGCTGACCTCTAATCTTGCTACCGTCACCGAGCGGGAGGCAGGTAATAGTGCTTTGACCAATATGCATAACACACCTGTCAACATCCCTTCTAGGGCCACTATTATTAGCACATAAATCCCTCAAAACTGGCGCGTTTTTCCAAATCGTGTCCATATACTCAAAAAGAACCTTTGATTGTCGAAAGGCGGCACCAACAATAATGATCTTTCGTCGAGGCATAAACAAGGCTCGTAAAACGGCATATAAAGCAAGTATAAAAGACTTACCCATACCGCGACTTCCGATCAGCATAGGAAACTTCCTGTTCCACATTTCATAAACAAGCAGAGACTGGAATGGGGATAGTTCTACGTTTAGCACGTATTTACATACAAACGAGAAATACTCTGGACGCATCATAAGCCAAGCTATTCTTTCTAAGAGCTTCTCGTTGTCAGAGTCCTGCATTACGAAATCCATAGGATTAAATAAAGAAGACTCATCTACATCAATATTAAGCCATGCATCCTCTAGTCTTTGTGAATTTTCTATCATTTATAAATACCGTCCACAAAACCATAATTTACAGCCTCTTCTGCCGACATGTACCAGTCTCCATTTCCCAGTTTTCTTTTTATATAAGACTCAACCCTAGATGGCGAATAATCTTTCTCTTTGAAAAATTTTCCAGTTTTGTAACATCTAGAAGCGTAAATCTCTACCATCTTTTTTGCTAGGTCTTTTTCTAGCGAGGCAATGTTCTGAGAGGTTAAATAATAGCCCCCAGAATCACTGCTACCCCAATGCGCCATAAAGTACGAACTTGATGTTAAGAGGCGCCTAGTGGCCGCCTGAATGATCACAGTACCCATAGAGCAAAGCTGCCCATATCCCACTAGGGTAGTCTTGCACTTACAGCTTTTAATACAGTCGTAAATGCCCATGCCCGAATACCAACAGCCACCAACAGTTTGCATGTGTATGGTTATTGGATCTTTATTTATGTTTTTAAGTAAGTTTATATTTTTAATGAAGGTTTGTAGCATTCTATAGTCGACACCAGCCGATTCCCCAGAATCATCAAACTCATTTATATAAATCTCCCTATTTTTTACGTCTACTCCATAGTTGTGGATTTCACCCACTATATCTCTATTGAGAGTCATCTTCCGTCCCATTAAAGAGTTCATTTAATCTCTTAAAGATACTGTTACAAATTATAAAAGCATTATGCTTATTGTCGCAAAAAACAACATTTATATCTCGCCTTATAGATATTTCCATAAGAGACTTGATAAGATATTTACCACTAAGTTTCGTCTGTTCAACTATATCAAACCTCTTTCCTATAGGTTTCTTTATTTGTCCATTTTTATATAATTCATAATTCTTCTTGTCCTCATCATCCAAAAGACTCATAGGATAATCAACAACATCAGAAGCAGAAAACTCCAGAAGAAGATAGCGAAAATGAAAATCTTTCATTCTGTCCATTTCGTCAAAGAAAGCCCTCTTTTTTCTTCCTAGATTCATACCTATCTCAGAAACCGAAGCCTTTCTTTCTACACAAACGATATCTTCATACCCCTTTAGTGTATAATCCCCAGTATGAAGAGTGCCTACATCCATACCATCGCACTTGTCATATTTACCAAAAAACCAACCATCTTGTTCTCTGGTGTCTTTTATTACAGTATATTTTGGAATGTGTCTCTTCGGCATATTAGCCACCTTTTGTAAAATATAAAACTCCATTAGCGTAACTAGGCTTATTGCTAGGAGATTTTTTTCTCATTTCTAAATAAACATGGTCAAAAACAGAGTGATGCATCTCCATCTCTACAGACTCGCCTTCTTCGAGCGCTAGTAGCATATCAATAATTTCTTCCGGCGAATCTGCCTCAACTGAAGATGGTGCAGCTGGTTGTACGGAATCTGGCTGACTTGAATCTTCTGAAGAGCGGTCTTCTTCGTCATCACTTGCCCAAGATGAGAATCTTTGATAATTCATTTTTTATTTCTCCTAACTATTTCTGTAAAATATGAAACGTAATGGGACTCTTTTCCGGTTACAGACTTATGACAAGCATAACAAAGAGTAACTCCATTGTCTGGATCATGCCTCAAAGCAGAGGCAGAACTCCATTTCATTATGTGATGAACATTAAGCCTTAACCTTTTCCCCTTCTTACTACACATTTGACAGGTGAACTTGTCTCTTTTTAATACCTGTAATCTAAAATGCTTGTAGATCGGATCTCCGTAGTCTCTCTTCATTTATATCGTAATCCACCATTCTTTGTACTAAATCATTGAAAGAAACATCTCTGCGCCAATTTAAACCCTGTTCCGCCTTTTTGCAAGATCCTAATAAGTAATCGACTTCTGCGGGGCGATAAAACTCTGGGTCTTGTACCACGAAGCTAGACCAATCTTCTATTCCAACTTCTTTAAATGCAATATCTAAGAATTGTCTAATGGTATATGTTTCTCCGGTGCAAATAACGTAGTCGTCTGGTGTTTCCTGTTGCAACATAAGCCACATGGCGTTTACGTAGTCTTCCGCATGTCCCCAGTCTCGTTTTGCCTCAAGATTGCCTAGACGCAGCTTCTTGAATGAGCTAACGTGTTGAGAAACTATGTCGTCCTCAGTGAAGGTGAAGGGATCGTGGTCGCCGTGATATTGACAAGCGTCTTCGTGTGATTTACTCCATTTCTCGAATTCTCCGATCCACTTCGTAATTTTGCGGGTGACGAAGTTTTCTCCTCTGCGTTCAGACTCATGATTAAACAATATACCACAACTTCCGTGTATGCCATATGCTTCTCTATAATTTCGCACTAGATG